TGTCTACAAGTATGTAAAAATGCACAGGATGAAGGCAGACCTGTAATTTATATTGATGGAGAGAGCCGATTAAAAGCCTACAACCTTGTTGGCATAGAAGGTCTTGATCTAGATAAGATTCAAATTATACATAGTCCAGATGACGGCGAATCTCTTTCTGCGGAAGACTTTCTAGATATTGCAGAAAGTCTTATGAAAAGACCAGATAATTGCGGTGCCGTTCTTGTTATTGATTCTTGTTCCTCTTTGATACCAAGAGCAGAGCTTGAAGAAAGTGCTTCCGCTTCATTGCGTGCAAGTCTACCAAAACTCCTATCCCATTGGATTAAAAAAAATGCACAGAACGTTGTTAAGAACAAGATCAATGCATTGATAATAACGCATTACATTACAAATACTTCTGGCTATGGTAAAGTAAAAATTCCAGACTGCGGTGTAATGGTTCAATACCAAGCAGATACTAGACTTGATATAGCAAAAATTGAACCATGGGAAGAGAATAATAAAAAAATAGGCCAGTTAGTTCATTGGAAAATTAGTTGCTCATCTATGGGTGCGTCTGGTGCAGAGTGTATTAGTTATATCAAGTACAATAAAGGTATTGATAAGGAAAAGGAAATAATCGAACTAGCCGAGTCTTTTGGCATTATAGAAAAGGCCGGTGCTTGGTATTCTATACCATGCCTATCTGGAACCGAGGGTTTTGAAGAAGCACCTAAATTTCAAGGACAATCTAAGATATACGATTTTTTGGTTGAAAGAAAAGATATTTTTAATTCTATTCATAGTAAGGTAAAAGAGATGCTTTCAGATGATTAGGGTTGTAGGTTTTGATCAGAAAGAGCATAAGTTCAATTTCGTCAAAAACAAAAGCAGAAAATACCTTGAAAATAAATCTTCTCTACATACAAAGACTAGAGAAATAATAAAAGATCTTTTTCCAAATCTTTCTGTATATGAAGAAGTCACTCTTCCCGGTTCAAAAAAAATTGGCAGATCTTCTCTATTATACGCCGACTTTTTTATTCCAGAGCTTATGATGATAGTGGAAACCCATGGAAGGCAGCACTATCAATATTGTTCTTTTTTTCATAAAGACAAAATGGATTTCGTAAATGCAAAAAAAAGAGATCTAGATAAAATTGAATGGTGTGAAATAAACAACATAAAAATAGTAGTGCTACCTTTTGACAGGAAAGAAGAATGGAAACAATTGATATTACAGACAGTCAACCAATAGATGCGTTAGAAAAATTTACACAATGGATAGATTCATTTTGTAAAGAAAATAACATCATACCATACAAAGATAGCGAGCATTACGAATATATCGTAAATATGCCTCATGAAGATATACTTAGTCTTTCTAGCGATGAATGTTTTGCAAACGCATTAACTCTAATGAACTATGCGGGAAATCTACAAAAAAAACACGACTTAGCTTATAGTCAATATAATTGGTGTGCAGAAGCACTAAATCTTTTATATGCCAAATATTGGGATAGATATGATAAATTTCTACCCGCTGAAGTTAGAAAAAAATCCATTATTATGGAAAATTCTTTTGCACAATCGGTTGAAAAATGTCGATTAAGATTGTATGCTAGTATGCAGATATTGTGTGAAACAACAAAGGACATAAAGAAGAAAGTGACACTATTTCAAGATTTGGGGAAATCAAGGAGTTTTAAATGAATATAGCAACACTGCTAAAAGACGCATTGATTAGTGGCGATTGGTCTGGAGTATCAGAAGCTTATTTTATGCTTTCTGGCGAAAGAATAGAGCCTTTGGAATCTGATACTGCAAGCATTCTATCAAGCATAATGAAAAAGCTTGACGGATTAACGCAAAGTAATCCAAAAAAAATAACCACTAAAAAACAAAAGGCAAATAAAAAACAGGTTGACAGCAGCTTTTCTGTTGTGTCTAATAAGCCTTCTCGTAAAGTTACTGACAGAAGGAATGAAAATAAATTTGACAACATGCAGGATATAGTTGCAGAGGCGGAAAAAGAAAGTGGATATGACAAAATCAATGATAATATTAAGCCTTCAAATAGAAGTAGAAAGTCTTACTCAACTAAGTCTGTAACGTGTACAGAATGTGGATCAAGTAATGAAGTAAATCCATTATTTGCTAGAGATACATACATATGTGATAGGTGTCTTCAAAGAAGAGGTCGTTGATGTCAAAAATTGAGAGTAATCTTAAAAATATCGCTTCTGAACGTGCAGTGCTTGCTGGACTATTTCAACATGGGCAAGAAAGCCTAATTGAAGTTGAGCTTTTTGTTGGCGAGGATAGCTTTACTCTTGATGCAAATAAAGTTCTATATAAGTGTATTTCACATGCACTAAAAGACAAAGAAACTGCCGGATATGCAGATATTCTATCTTCTGCTAAAAGTCTAGATCTAGACGAATATGTTGAGAGAAATGATATTCTCAAACATATTTCTGGTATTATGAACACTCCTATACATATAGATAATGTGGGAGAACATGCCAAAAAACTAAAGAAGCTTGAATTTGCAAGAAAAGTACAATCTGAGCTAAGAACTATTTACAGTGACTTAAATAAAGTCACAGGCGACGAGTCTATAAATGAAATATTGTCGGTAGCTGAATCTCCAATTCAGAATATATGTCTTTCTTATATCAAAGAAGATGAACTTACTCCTCAGTTAATTGGCGATGATATTGATGCTTATATAGAACACCTACAAGAAAATACAGGCAAATCTATTGGCATCACAACTGGACTTTCAGAGTTTGATAAAGCAATCGGAGGTGGTCTTCGTCGCAAATGTGTTGATCTAATAGCCGCTCGTCCAAAAACTGGAAAGAGCGTACTTGCTGACAATGTAGCACTATATGTGGCAAAAACTCATAATATTCCAGTTCTGATGCTAGATACTGAAATGAGTAAAGAAGATCATTTAAATAGACTACTTGCAAATCTTAGTGAAACCGAAATCAATGAAATCGCCTCTGGAAAGTTTTGCGATAACGATCACAAAAAAGACAAAGTTGTTCAGGGTGCAAAACTACTGAAAGATATACCTTATGATTATATTAGCATTGCTGGAAGACAGTTTGAAGAAACTCTTTCTATAGCAAAAAGGTGGCTAATAAAGAAAGTCGGTTATGATGAGAACGGAGTTCTGAATGACTGCCTCATAATTTATGATTATCTCAAGCTGATGACTTCAAGTAGCATAAATAACAATCTTGCAGAATTTCAAGTTCTAGGATTCCAGATTACTTCACTTCATAATTTCTGTGTAGAAAATGACTGCCCATGTCTTTCATTCGTTCAGCTTAATCGTGATGGAATAACTAAAGAAAGCACAGATGTTGTTAGTGGTTCTGATAGACTTGTATGGTTATGTACCAGCTTTTCTATCTTTAAAGATAAAACCGAGGAAGAAAGATTGACAGACGGTATAAATTGTGGTAATAAGAAGCTTATTCCAGTTGTTTCCAGGCATGGTCCTGGCATTGAAGATGAAGGCTACATATGCCTTCAAATGGATGGGCAATACGCTAAGATTAGAGAGCTTGGTACTATTAGGAGCATAAAGAGAAATGAACATGGTAATCAACAGGGATTCTCAGATCAGGCAGACGCTGATACTGAAGGCCAAGCTGATGAAGAAGATTTTTGACCTTTTTGAATTTTTTGGAATTACAGATTATTACGAGTCAAACAATCTATTAATAAGTAGTTGCCCAATACATGATGGCAATAATTCAACTGCTTTTAACATCAACATTGATGAATATAATGAAGAGCATTATGGTAAATGGTTTTGCAATACCAAGGGTTGTCATAATGATAAACCCGGAAAAGATATTCTATCATTAGTTTGGATGCTATTAGAAAAAAAATACAAAAAAGAAATAGCATTTCCCGAAGTAGTAAAATTCTGCAATAAGTTCTGTGCAGATGTTATAATTGATGACAGCGGTATAAATGCAATTAAAAACGATGTCTTTGATAAGCTAATTAAGCTTCAAAGTAGAAAAATACTAAAAGAAAACAGCTCTAAAATAAGAAGAGACGTTGTTCGTAGCCGATTAAAATTCCCGGCAACCTTTTATATCAATAGAGGTTTTTCGGAGGAAGCATTAAACGAATTTGATGTTGGACTTTGCACCAACCCTAAAAGCCAAATGTATCAACGCATAGTTTTTCCGGTATATGACGAAAATGATGAATTTATGGTTGGATGTACTGGTAGAACAATATGTAATAGTCCTAGAAAATGGATAAACCAAAAGGGGTTTAATAAGTCAAATTTCCTGTACAATTACGGAAAAGCGATAGAGCATATAAGAACGGCTGAGACTATAATACTTGTAGAAGGACAAGGCGATGTAATTCGTCTGTGGGAATCTGGCATACGCAATGCTGTGGGAATGTTTGGATCAAAAATAAGCGATTCTCAAGAATTTTTAATTCAGAAAACTGGTGTTTCAAATATTGTCATAATGTCTGACAATGATCAAGCTGGTGATATTTGCTCTAAGGATATAACTGAAAGATTGAAGTATCTTTTTAATATTTACACTATTAATCTTCCAAAAAATGACATAGGTGATATGTCAATTGATGAAATTAACAATACTATAAAACCTCAAATTCAAGGAAAATACTTATGACAAAAATCATTGCACTTTGCGGCAAAAAACAATCAGGCAAAACAACACTGTCTAATTATCTTCATGGTCATGAAATGAAAAGGCATGATGTAATAGAAAAGTTTTTTATTTCCCCGTTGGGGGAACTTGTTGTAAATTGTACTTTCCATGATGAAAACGGAAAAGAGTTTGAAGAAATGGGAGTTTTAGATTTGCAGCAAAGAAATGATGAGTTTTATCAGTATGCTTCAAGAAGAATTTGGCCATTGATAAGATGCTACAACTTTGCAGACTCCTTAAAGGAAATATGCACTATGTTATTTAATATTCCTCCAGAATGCGTATATGGAACAGATGAAGAAAAAAATAAAATACAAGAGCATTTGCTATGGGAAAATATGCCCGGAATTGATACAACTAATAGTTACATGTTGAATAAAAACGGACCTATGACTTCTCGTGAATTTATGCAGTTCTTTGGTACTGAAATTATGCGTAAAATGTATGAGCCTATATGGCTAGAGAATTGTTTTAAAAGAATAGAAGAAGATAAGCCAGACATTGCAATTATTGCGGATTGCCGATTTATGAACGAAGTAAAAGCTGTTCAGGAAAGAAACGGAAAAGTTATTAGACTTACTAGAAATCCATATAACAGCAATCACGCAAGCGAAGTTGATGCAGACAAATACGATGGGTTTGATGGAATTGTTGACAATCAACAAATGACCATAGAAGAATCTTGTAAAGAATTTTTATCCAT